CCCTGCTTCAGCTCAAGAGTATCTAGGATTCAAGTTTACCTTTACTAGGTCCACATCTGATACCACACTTGGTCCAACATTTAATGGCTATCAGATTAAATCTCTACCAGCAATCCCTCGTCAAAGACTGATTCAATATCCAGTTTTCTGCTATGACCACGAGAGCGATAAGTTTGGCGTAGAGGTGGGCTATGAGGGTTCTGCTTGGGATCGTATGCAACAACTTGAAGCAGTAGAAAACCTTGGCGATACTCTTGTTGTTCAGGATTTTAGAACAGGTGAGTCCTTCATCGGGCTTATAGAAGAGATGGACTTTATCAACCGAACACCAACAGATAAGCGCTTCTCAGGCTTTGGAGGCACTTTACTAGTAACAATACGGAGCGTATAAATGACCCCTACCGAATGGGCAGGCCTAGCTGTAGCCACAAGCACCCTTGTAGCAGCCTTTATAGGGCTTATACGGTGGCTTGTAAAGCAGTATCTAGTAGAACTTAAGCCCAATGGTGGGTCAAGTATTAAGGACAAGGTTAACCAACTTGAAGAGAAGGTTGACCTACTTACAGAGTTAGTCAAAGAAGCTATCAGGAGATGAATGAAACCTCTAGTCAAGAAGGCAAGTCCTGCGGCTATTGCTGTACTACGTCAAGCGACAGCGTTGTTTCCGAAGCGCAAGAAATTGTCAGACGGCTTGTTGCCTTCATCGGCACACGTCAAAGCGAACCCCAACTCAGACCACAACACCGGTCTTGCTGCGGACTTGACTCACGATCCTGCTGCGGGTGTTGACTGCGAGGAAATCTTCGAGAAGTTAAAGGAGGATGAGCGCGTTGAGTATCTCATCTTCAATAAAAAGATTTGGTCTAAGGCTAAGTCTAAGTCTGGCAATAGGCCTTATAGCGGTAGTAACCCTCATACTAAACATTTACATATCAATATCTATCCTGATAAGAGTGGCGATACTAGCCCTTGGTTCTGGTGGATGAATCAACCTAAGATTGTGAATCAGGCTCTGGCTAAATTACAGCCTCAGCCAAAGAAGAAGGTGGCAGAAAGTGTCAATTTGGCACCAGTATGTACCTGCTGTCAGGTTCACAATACAAAGCGAAAGGCAATCTAAATGGAAGCACTAAAGCAAGTATCGCTTACCTGGTTCCGTGCAGCAGCAGCCGCTGCCATCGCACTATACCTTGCTGGCGAAACCAATCTGAAGGTACTAGGAACTGCAGCACTTGCAGGATTCCTTGGTCCAGTCCTTAAGTGGATAGACCCATCCGCATCAGAGTTTGGACGCGGCAAGAAGTAGTTTAGAGCAGGCTGCGAGCAAGAAAACCCCCGTCAGAAATGGCGGGGGTTCTTTTTTATTGCCTAAATTTGATACTAAATTTGGTGCGGTTTATCTACAGGACAAGGTGCCTTTAATAGATTCCCACAAGAAGCGCACTGAACATCAAGCCCGTACCAAATAATGTCGTAGTCTTCGAATTGGACAAAGGCATTAAAGACTGTACAACCACAGGAACATACGTGGGTTGGACCAATAGAACGTAAGTCAGCAGCTTGTATCGGCGGAAGTGCTGTACTATTAAATAGCAGCCGGAGTAGACGGAGCATTGCTCAGGACGGCTCCCTCCTGTGTCGGTCGCCTCGGCGCTTTCAGCGCCGCCTGCTGTTACTGTAATTCGCTATCGCTCATATTATAGAGACTTATGGGAGTGTCGCTGACGCGACACGCCGTAGACGAGAGTAAAGTTTTCTACCTGATGACAACCCTTGTTGGTATTGAACTAGATGACCGCTGTATCCTAGCTGCTGATTCTCAGATTACTGAAGATAACCTACGGACTATATCAACTAAGACTCCGAAGATAATCTCCGTTGGTAGATACCTGCTGGGTATCACGGGCGATTCTAGACCTGGCGATATCCTTTCGTATAACTGGACTCCGCCGACCTATAAAGGTGCAGACCCTATCCAATGGATGGGAAAGAAAGTGATGCCGTCCATACTCGCGGCATTCAAAGAGAATGGATATGATCCTTATGAAGCTACGAAAGACAAAGAAGCAGGGTTCGACTACCTTGTTGCGTTTAATGGCAACCTATTCCACATTGCGGTCGACCTCTCGTTTATCCAAAGTGACCGAGGTATCTACGGTCTGGGGTCGGGTGGTGCTTTCGGCCTTGGTTATCTTGCTGGCCTCGCTGATAATCTTCTTAGCAGTAAACCTGAGCGACACGCCCAACGTGCCGTAGAGATTGCATCGGTGCTTGATGTCAATACCGCTTTGCCTCTACAGTTGGTCACTCAGAAGAGGGAGTACTAATGTATAAAGATTTGAAATGGGCAACGGTTCATATAAACCGTCATCATTTAACTAACTTTGCTTTTGGATTTGATTATTACAGAATCTACGAGGTACCTACTAATATCCATCAGGCTTCAGTTTGTCAGTTGAATCTGTTATTCTTTAACATTACAATTACGAGGTGGCACAAATGGATATAAAAGAATTGCTGATTAAAGCTCTTCACGAGAAAGAGAATCAGCGAGGTCGAAGCAACCAAGTACAGATCGGTCCATCAGAACTAGGTGGCTGTCGCCGCAAAGTTTGGTACCGTCTTAATGGTCAGCCTGAGACCAATGACAACGAGCTAAAGCTCGCAGCGATTATGGGTACTGCTATCCACGCTGCAATAGAGAATGCACTTGGCACCAACAAAGAAGTTAAACTAGAACAAACCGTTGAATATGGCGGGATGAAGGCGCACGTGGACTGCTACATACCTTCCATTGGAGCAGTTGTCGACTGGAAGACGGTAAAGGCTAAGAACCTAACCTACTTCCCTAGTATGCAACAGCGTTGGCAAGTACAAGTTTATGGTTACCTAATCGCTAAGTCTGGATTGGGGAAGGTTCAGACTGTGAGCCTGGTAGCCATACCTCGTGATGGTGATGAGCGGGACATCCTTGTCCACACTGAGAACTATGACGAGTCCATCGCGCTAGAGGCGCTCAACTGGTTAGAAGCAATTAAGACATCGGACACAGCTCCTAATCCTGAAAGGGATGAGGGTTACTGTAAGTTCTATTGCAAATACTATGACGCCTCTGGTGAGATGGGATGCGTTGGTCTAAAAAAAGAACGTATCAAGACTGAACTACCGGTCTTGCAAGATGCAGAAGCGAGTAACAATGCACTGCACTACCTGCAACTAGATGAGCAGATTAAGAATTTAGAAGCAAAGAAGAACGAGTTACGGGAAAACCTACTCGGAATAACTGGAGTTACAAACACTGGCATAGAGATTAAGTGGACCTCTATCCAAAGTAACACAGTCGACAAGGAAGCGGTGGAGAAAGCACTTGGCTTCGTGCCGACTAAGCAAGGTAAGGAGAGCGCAAGGCTCTCAGTCAAACAAACTGGAGGAATATAAATGGCTGCACCCGAATCAACAAAGTTCCAGGTGAACTTCAAGTCACCCGATGGAACGCTTATCAATCTTTACGCTACTAACAAGGAAGAACTAGAGGCGTTGCTAACAGCAGCGCAGGACTTTTCTGCACTCATTGGAAGCGTTAGCCAATCTTTCGCAGGCGCTAGAACTGCTGCGCCCGTACAACCTACTCAATTTCAAAGACAAGTAGATGACAGATTTAATCCTCCCGTTGCACCAGCAGCAGGTGGTAACGCCTGTAGACACGGTGCAATGCAATACAAAGAAGGTGTAGGAGCTAAGGGACCTTGGAAGGGTTGGATGTGTGCATCACCAAAAGGCACACCAATATCTGAGAAGTGTCCTACTATCTGGGTCCGATGATTAAATGCGAGAGCCGCGTCAATACGAGGCTCCGCTATGTGCTCAAGTTGGTGGAGAACTCTGGTTTCCCGACCAAGGTGGTGACACAACTATTGTGCGCACAGCAGTACAGATATGTAAAGAGTGTGTACACCGACTTGAATGCGCTGAATGGGGTATTAACTACGAGCGACACGGGATCTGGGGCGGACTTACCGCAGTGCAGAGAAAGAAGATTCGTAGAAAACGTAACATAATTCTACCGAGGGAGAGCAGTGCTTAGGTTAAACCGAGCTTGGCGCAGTTCGCATAGCAATGCTGAACCGTTGCCAATAGTTTGGCAGGACCTAAAGACTAAAGATATATCTTTCCGGCGAGGTCAGGTTTGTATGGTAGCTGCCGCACCTAACGCTGGTAAATCTATGTTTGCTTTGGTCTATGCCATCAGAGCACAGATACCTACGCTTTTCTTTTCGGCTGATACAGATACGGCAACGGTAATGATCCGAGCTGCATCTCATATCTCAGGTCACACACAGGTGACAGTTGAGAATAACATCAGGAATAAGTCCAACTATTACAATGATTACTTAGAGCAGATGGGCCACATTGAATGGGTCTTTGATTCAAGTCCATCACTTGATGACATTGAAGATGAAGTCAAGGCATACGTTGAACTCTATGGGATTAGTCCTAAGTTAATTGTGATAGATAACCTGATGAATGTCGTTGCTGAAACAGATAACGAATGGGCAGGACTTCGAGCAATTATGGTAGAGCTTCACGATATGGCTAGGAAAACCGAAGCCTGTGTGATGGTGCTACATCACGTATCAGAGCAGAGTGAATATGGTTCTACAACAGAGCCACCAGCGAGACGAGCCATTCACGGTAAAGTCTCGCAACTACCAGCGCTGATACTTACTCTTGGCTTTGACCCTTGGAGTAATGTCCTTCGGGTTGCAGCAGTTAAGAATAGATTTGGTAAGCATACTGCCGATGGCAGGGACTATATTAGTTTGTTTACAAACTATGGTTCTTGTCAGATAAGCGACAGTAATGCACACGGCAGAATGATTCTTCGTTCTAACCAGGTGGTGTTATGAGTTCATATAACAAGGCTAAGGGATCTAAGTTTGAGACTGATGTTATGAAATATCTACGCAAACTAGGTCACTTTGCTGAGCGGTTAGCCAAAGCTGGAGCCAATGATGAGGGTGACATAGTTACCATAATCGCAGGTCAGACCTATATTTTGGAATGTAAGAATCGAAAGTCAATCAATCTTCCTCAGTTCTGGAGCGAAGCCCAGGCTGAGGCAGCCAACTATGCGAAGGCGCGGGGGATGGTTGCGACTCCACCGGCCTTCGTCATAGTGAAACGACGTAATGCACCCATTGAACAGGCTTGGGTAATACAACCGTTAGAGGAGTGGATAAATGGCTTCAGTATTAAAGCCACTAAAACGGCAGAAGAGAACAGCTTGGAGAAAGAAATATCTAACACAATCCCAGAGATGGGGAAAGGTAGTAGTGACTAAAATGCCGGTACCACAAGGACAGATAACAAGTAGCGAGAGTTGGAACTCTCAACCAGAACAACCAACTCAGCAAGAGCAGGCTGAAGAGAAGAAAGCAAAAGCAAAGAAAAAGAAAAAGGAAGAAGAATGATATGCGTTAACTGTCAGATAGTCGGAGACTTCAACGCCAGAGGTAGTTACGATAAGGCAGAAGAGTTACACGGATACTGCAAAGGAGATTGCCCGTGTCAACACAAGGTTGGAGCAGGGTGGGTCGTAAGACGCGGGGAAAAGGCAACTCCGATGCAACTGCAATCCCCATAGATGCAATCGTTACACACTACGCTGGTGAAGTTAAGTATGGCAGGAACATATCTGTTCGCTGTTGTATGCACGATGATACTAGGCGTAGCGCAGTAATCAATACCGATAAGAACCTGTATTACTGCCACACCTGCGGTAAGGGTGGCTCAGCAGTAGATGTAGTTATGGTCAAGGAGGAGATGAGTTTTAAGGATGCTCTCGAATACGCAAACGAAATCGTTACAAGAGGCGGCGGATCATTACAGTCAGGCAATAAGCGAAGAGGCGCTCGCTTATCTAGACGGACGTGGAATATCTGAACTAACTGCTGCAAAGTATCGACTCGGTACTATCACCGATGCAATAGAAGGTCATCAAGGTTATACAGGGTGGATATCTATTCCATACTTTACAGCTTTAGATATCTGTGTTGGCTTTAAGTTCCGTAGATTAGATGACCTGAAGCCTAAGTATGGCGCACCGGTTGGACAGAAGACCCATCTATATAACGTTAATGCAGTTACTTATGACAGTTACCGGATAGTTATATGTGAAGGTGAGTTTGATTGCATCATTATGAATGAAGCAGGTATCCCAGCAGTAGGTGTACCAGGTGTAGCTGCTTGGAAACCTTACTATCCAAAGTTATTTAATGGTTTTGATATGGTTTATATCATCGGTGATAATGATGAGAGAGAAGATAAAGAGACTAATCCAGGAGCAGAGTTCTCTCGGCGTGTCGCAAGTGAGGTAATAAATTCACAAATAGTACAATTACCACCAGGTATGGACATTACGGACTTTTATCTGGCTAATGGTAGAGAAGAACTAACCAACCTAGTAGGAGGAGTACGATGAATGAGCAAGAAAAAAGATCTCCAAGAGGCAGCCAGATTATTGATGGATATGGGGATGATAATAGTCTCAATAGATTACAAGAGTGGGACGATAACCTGCAAGCCACAGCCCATACGAAAGTAGATGAAGAATTTATAGAGGCTATGTGGCGAGTCTACGATACTGCTGGTGGACTTCTACTTCGCAAGCATAAGGATTATGGACCCCTGAATGTGGCGCATAGCCCAGGTGGTGCGTTGAATGGATTACGTGTAAGGATATGGGACAAGGTAGCTAGGATAAACAATTTACTTAGCAATAATGTAGCGCCAAGTAATGAATCCTTACGAGATTCTTTTGTTGACTTAATGAACTACAGCGCCATTGCAATTATGGTGCTAGATAAGAAGTGGCCTGAACTGCCTAATGACTAACCAACTTCACCCATCTTTAGAAGACATCATACCTAGCGTAGTGCTAACTATCTACCGCCGGTATCGTCAATGGGTAGAGAAGGGTGATTTAACCCAAGAGGCTTGGGCATTTGCCCTATCTAGGGCAGAGCAGTTCAATGAATTACTTAGCGAAGAGAGCGATCTGATTCGCAAGTGGAATGAGAAGAAGGTTGGCTGGCAGATACGCAGAGCTTTGGAGAGATACTCTCGCAAGGAGAAGGCAGTTAAGTCTGGCTATCGTATCAACGATGAGGCTTACTACGACACGGTAACTATCGCTCAGCTCCTGCCGTTTGTAATCAAGAGTGTAATCAAGGATACTTCTTTGGAGCAGAGCCAGGTAATGATTAACGATGGACAACCGCGTAAGCCTGGAGCACCGGCTGAAGGTGGCAACCTGCTAGCGATGCTGATAGATATTAAGAAGAGTTATGAGAAGTTAGATAAGGAAGAGCAGGAGATATTAAAGCTACGCTACTACGAGAATATAACCTTGCAACAGTTATCTCAGTATTTAGAGTGTGCTATCTCTACTGCCGAGCGTAAGGCTAACAATGCCTTGCGAGCGCTACAGAATAACCTAGGTGGGGACAGTCCTTGGGCCTGAAATTTGCATACGCTGACCCTCCATACTTTAAGCAAGGAAAGAAAAGATATGGGGAGTTCCACGAAGAAGCCCACATTTGGGATAGTAAAGAAGCGCACCTTGATTTAGTTAAGCGTTTGATTGAAGAATACCCTGATGGTTGGGCGCTGAGTTGTAATCCAGCCAACCTAAACTGGATGTTGATTGATGAAGAGATAAGAGTTTGTGCTTGGACTAAAACCTTTCATCAGATTAGACCAACTACAGTTCAGTTCGCTTGGGAACCAGTCCTTCTCTATCGAGGACGTAAAGATCACAAACGCAAACCAATGGTGCGTGATTGGATTAGTGGCGTAGCAACCAAACGTAAAGGCTTACCTGGCGCTAAACCTGATTACTTTAATGACTGGATACTAGCGTTGTTGAATTATCGGGGGGGGGACACAATAGATGATTTGTTTCCTGGCACTAATGGTATGGCTGAGGCGGTGAAAAGAGCAGATGAAAGAACAAGAACTCTTTGACTATCTCAAGGACTCTCGCTTCCCCGACCTGAGAAAAGCAGAGAGTAGTTATGATTCTTTCGACTGCATCTCTGATGCAATGGGAGCCTTCATTGAA